GGTCATGACCGTTAGCCTGACCACCCGAGCGCGGTTCAGAAATCACGGTTTCGAACTCGCGCCAAGCCAAGCTAGAATGCCGCCCCTTGGAGGTGTGGCAGAGTGGTCGATTGCACCAGTCTTGAAAGCAGTTGCATCGCTTCCGAGAGCGTTGATTTATAAGGGTTTTTATTTATCATTTCCGCATCTTGCGGAAATCATTTCCGCAACCCCCAAGGGGTGCGGCGGATTACTGGAAGCGTGGCCGAGTGGTTTAAGGCAGTGCTCTTGAAAAGCACCGAGGGGTGAAACCCTCCGTGAGTTCGAATCTCACCGCTTCCGCCAGAAGCAAAACGGCCCCTCAATCGGGGCCATTTTAATTGGTGTGCCTGGTGTTCACTTGGTCGGCTTCACGATCTCGCCCACGCGACGGTACACCCTCTCGGTTATCGCGTGCTCGGTGTGACCCAGCAGCTTGCTGGCATGTTCGAGCGGCAGTTCGCTGGCGGCCTTGGGCCGGATGTCGCGGAACTGAAAGGCGCGGATTCTTGCGGCGAGGGCGTCGTCGCCGGCTTCGGTGGCCTTCTTGATGGCGTCGTTGCGCGCGTCGTCAAACCGGGTGCGCAGCGTCCATTTGTTCAGCGCCTTGCCGGCCGGCGTGGAGATGAGGAACAGGCTAGCCACTTTGCGTTCGCGGCCCTTGATGCGGTCGATGACCTTGCCCAGTTCGGTGCGCGTGCCTTCGTCGTCCAGCAGAATGCGCAGGCGCTTCTTGGTCTTGTTTTGCTGCACCTCGATGGCGCCGTCCTTGATGTCGGCGAAGCGCATCTTGAGCACGTCGGCCGGCCGCTGGCCGGTGAGATAGTTCAGGTCCATGGCGTCCTGCAACTCGACGCACGCTGCGGAAAACACGGCGGACCACACGGCGTCGTCGGCGTAGAAGTCGCGGGGCTTTTCCTTGTTCTTGCGCACGCCCTTGACCGGGTTTTCCTTGGCGGTATAGCCCCACTCGCGGGCCATGTTCCACACGTGGGAGAGCAGCGCGATTTCACGATTTGCCCGCACCGGGGCCTTGAGGCCGCGCCGGTCCCGATACTGCGCCACGTGTTGCGGGGTGATGGTGTCGATGCCCACCGCGTCGAATACCTTGCGCAGCATGACGAGGCACCCGAGGTTGTCCTTCTGCGTCCTGGGCGCCTTGGTCGGTATCACGTCGCGCTCGTAGCGGTCGAACACGAACCGCATCAAGCCGGTTTCCGCCGGCGCCGCGCGGCACTCCAACTCGGCCCACTTGCGCTTGGCCTCGTTCAGATCGTGCCCGAGCGGAATCTCGACCCGGCGCCCTTCGGCGTCGCGACCATTATAGTAGAAGGATTCCCAAACCTTGCCGCTTTTCAGGGTGCGCACGCGGCGCAGCATCCTGGGCGGCAAGTCGCGGTGGTTTGATTTCGGGCGCATGCAAAGCATAGCTTAATCCAAAGCGGCAAAGTTTGGTCGGCCAACTGGCTGGGCACCGGCCGCCGTGGGTTGCACCCCGGCAAGGCGAAGGCGCGCGAACCAGCGGCCGACTATGGGGCGGCCGGCAGCATTGACCACGTAAACCCACCCGTTCTCGTCCAGCCACTCGCGCTGGCTGGCGACGTGCTTGTAGCCCGTTACCTCGGCCAGTTCGGCGGCTGTCAAAAATTCGGTTTCAGTCACGGCCGGCTTCTTTTTTCTCAAGCCCTAGCGCGTCCAGCAGTTCGCGGATCGCGTTCATAGACTTTCTGCCCATGTTGGGGATGCGGAGAAATTCGTTGTCACTTTTTCCAAGCAACTGGTTGATCGTCGTAATACCCTCACGCTCAAGAACGGAAACAGTACGGGCGTCGAGTCCTAGTTGCAGTAATCCCGGCCCTTCCTGCTCGAACTCGATCAGCAGGTCGAGAAAGTGGCGGGCTTTCTTCAAGTCCTCGACCCCGTTCTTCTTGCGCCACCGGCTCACGTACTTGATGACGCAGCCCTCGAAATAGCCGATGCCGTTCTTGTGGATGTACTCGACCGGCTGGATAGCCATGTCCTTGTAGTGATTGCCGCCCACCTGGGTGGTGAGGGCTGCGGCGTACCCGGGGCGTTCTTCGCTCATCGTTGTTTCCTCTTCATGGCCTCAAGCAATAGGTCTTGTACCTCGCGCTTCGATTCGCGGCGGGCTATCACAAGCTCGTCCACGGTGCCGGCCGCGACGATGTGGTGGATGAACACCGGGCGGTCGTGCCCGGCTTGCACCTGGCGCGTGGGGCCGATGCGTTCGATGATTTGCTGGAACTGCTCCAAGTCCCACCAGTGGCCGAAGAAGGCCAGGATGTTGCCGCCGTCCTGTAGGTTCAGGCCATGGCCGGCACTGGCCGGGTGGGCGAACAAGACCGGGATCTTCCCGGCGTTCCAGTCGCGGATGGTTTGCGGGTCTTTGTCCAGGGCGCGGCCCCTGGGGAAGGCACGTTGCAGGCGGGCGAGGTCGCTCTTGAAGTGGTAGGCCACCAGCACGGGCATGCCGGCCGCTTCCTCGATCACGTCCTCAAGCGCTTGCAGCTTGGCGTCGTGGACCTCGGCAAAGGCGCTGCACGTGTCGTCGGTGTAGATCGCGCCGTTGGCAAGTTGCAGGCACTTGATGGTCTTGCTCGCCGCGTTGAAGGCTTCCACCTCGGTGCCGCATTCCAGCGCGAGGAACATTTCGCGCTCCATTTCGCGGTACATGCGCCGAGCCTTGGCTGGCAACTCCACGCGGATGACGTTCACAATGGGCTCGGAAATGTCGAAGTAGTCGCGCGCGTCGAGGGACAGACACAGGTCGCGCATGCGGTCCTCGATCTGCTCCTGGGCGAACGGCAGCGGTTCAAGGCGCACGGCGTGGCGGTCGTTTCCCACCTGGATGGACTGGAACCACCGGGCCTTGAATGCCTCGAAGCTACGCCCAAGGCGCGCTCCCTTGTCCAAGAACCAACCTTGCCCCCACAAGTCCTGCAACCCGTTCGGGCTGGGCGTGCCGGTAAGTTCTATGAAACGGTCTACCTTGCAATGGGCGACGCGGGCAAGCGACTGCGCGCGAACGCCGCCTTGACGAAGGCGGAAGGATTTGAGCCTCGTGCTTTCGTCGGCCACCACTTTGCGGAACGGCCACTTGTCGCCGAAGTGCTCTACCAGCCACGGAAGATTGTCGTAGTTTGTGGTGTAGACCGTCGCCGGTAGCTTGAGCGCGGCGCGCCGTTCCTCGGGCGTGCCGATTACAGCCGACACTTCTATATTGCGCAGGTGCTCCCACTTCTTCGCCTCATCAGGCCATGTGCTCGCGGCCACGCGCAGCGGGGCGAGAACCAAGGCCGGGCCGGGCTCGGTGATTTCCAGGATGTCAAGCGCGGTCAGCGCGGATACGGTCTTGCCCATGCCCATGCCCGCCCATACCGCGCTGCGCCGCACGTCGATAATGTGGTCGATGACGGGCTGCTGGTACTCGCGGGGGATGAAGCGCTGGCAGGTCATTCACAGAGCCCGTAACTGGAAGCGCAAGCAGGGGCTTCCTCCTGCCATTGGGGGTTTTGATGCACACCCCCCCTGAAAGTTCTGGCCCATTGGATATATGCGGTTACGTTGCGGCCTCGTAGATCGCCCCGGCCGTCATTGGGCGCAGCGAAAAACGATGCAGCACTACACTTTGAAACGCCAGCAACAAGGCGCTCCCACTCGGCGATCCGCCCGATGTGCTCGGGGAAACGCCGGGAAATTTCCGCCAGTTCGGCCTTGTTCGCATTTATACAGGGCATGCAGCCCACGCGGCCCATGCCTTGCTTATAAAGCGGGTTCAGTTCAAGCCCGCATGACTTCACAAAATCGACCGTTTGCTGGGCCGTCCATCCTGCAATTGGGCGGAAAGCAAACAAGCCCCCGGTTAAATCCTCGAAGCCCTTGGCATTGGCGCGGTTTGTTGATTCATCGCGCCGAACGCCTTGCCAACTCCACACGTCAACATCAAGCGTGTCGATGAACCACAAGGCATATTCCGCGAGGGGCTTTGTCTTTAGCTCCTGGGTGCAGAATTGGCTAGTGCGCGAAGGAAACCGGCCCTTCAACATGCAGATGTCAAGATACGGAACTCCGGTCGGCTGCATCAGTTTTGCCGCATGTTCGCAGCGTTCAGCCGGGACGCCCTTCTCGGGCCAGTGTTGAAGAATCCAGTTGCGGCGGCGCTCGAAGCGGTCGGAAAAATCCGCCTTGATTCGTTCAATTCTGATGCCGAGCGCGGCTTCCAGATAGCCGAGATATTCCAGCGTCGCCTCGTGCTCGTTGCCGGTGTCGGCGAACACGGCGAAGGTCGAGTCGGGGAACTGCTTTAGCGATAGCAGTAGCGTAGCCGTGCTGTCTTTGCCGCCACTGGCTGAAACCAGGTGGATGATCTTCTTGACGGCCATCGCTATCTATCCCCCCACCACGGTTGCTGGCGTCGCCGTGCGCCGGGCCACGGTCAGACTAACCCCTCAGCCGCCGAGTCGGCGGCGACGCGCAAGCTGTCGGCCCACCAATCGGGTGGCGATACAGGCGCGCTAACCTTCATAGGCATGATGGCTCCGACAAAGCAAGCGTCGTCAAGGTCGATCAACGCGGCGCCCCCACCGTTATGACCGATACCCACGCACCGGGCGCCTTTATTGCCGCGCAGGATTGCCCAGGCTTTCGACAGCAAGCCGATGTAGTGCGGGTCGAACTGCGCTGCCTTGCCAGATACTTTGGTGGGGATGACGTTCCGCCACGTAGGGAAAACGCCGTCAATAGTTTTGCCGCTGATCAACACGCCGGCATAGGTCAGCGTTATCTGGCGCGAATTCGGCACCGGCACTTGCTCGCCTTTTCCGTTGTCTTTGGTTTCCAGATCGCCGATGGTTATTTCAACCATGCCGCTGGGCTTTATCGACTTGAGCAAGTCGTTGGGGATAATGATGTCGGTCAGCGGCGCGGTAACTTCCGGTTGCTCGCTTTCGACGCGAAAACACCCGAGCATGTACCCATTGGTTGCGACAAGGCGCGATTCTGCGCGGCCAATTTCAAGGTTGATACCGTTCAGGTAGTAGCGCATGTCATTGCTAGCCGCGAATAGCTTGAGCACTGCGATATGTTCAGCGGGAACAGTGATTTTGACTTCCATGTTTTGCTCCTTGATGGTGGTTTCGGTCCCACTTGCTCATGCCAGCACCTCGTCGACGCTATCCAAGGAATCGACGACCTCGACGCGCTGGCCCATGCGGCGCATGCGCTCGTGCTCGCGGATTTGGTGCGGTCGACACTTCTCGCCGGGGGCCTTGAGTTCAATGAAAATCGCTTTTCCGTTGAGCATGACAAGGCGGTCGGGCGCGCCGTGGCGGCCTATCCATTTCAATTTTCTGCACTCCCCGCCCAGCGCCTTGACGCGCTCGACGAGATAGCTTTCAATCTGTGATTCGCGCATGGTTAGATAACCCCTCCTTGATGCATTTGGCGCTTTGCCGTGACATAGGCGCGGCTTGCTTCCTCCACGGTTTTGAACGTGCCGAGGTGGTGTTGCTTGCCGTTGTTGAAAATGCGGGCGCGAAAGTGGCCTTTCGCGTCAGCCGTGGAAACACCCAGCGCACCGGTCGAGTTGCCGGCCTGCGCACGGGTTTGGTTTTGCTGGTTCAGGCTGCGCGGAACATCGCGCAGGTTCTCGATGCGGTTGTCGTAGCGGATTCCGTTGATGTGGTCGACCTCGCCCTTGGGCCAGTCGCCGTGGATCAGTAACCAAGCGAGGCGATGTGCAAGGTAGCGAACACCATCCACTCGGATGCTGATGTATCCGTCGCCCCTGACCGTGCCGGCCGGTGAGCCCTTCGTGGCGCACCCTCTCGATACCTTCCACGTGAAGATGCCGGTGGCCGGGTTATAGGTTAGGAGTTCGGCGGCGCGCTCCATGTTCATGCCGATACCTCCCAGGCGCGGCGAGCGGCGTAGCGCAGGAAATTGCCGGCGCGGCGATACAAGCCGAACAGGCGCAGGGCAATGAGGATTCGGTTCACGTCGTGCCTCCTAGTCTTTGCGATACCTCATTGCCTCGAAGCCTGCCGCAGCAAGCGGCAGGCCCTTGGCCCAGGTTGGGTTGGTGGCCATCAAGCCGGCCAGGTGGTCGGCGTTGAAGTCGGGGGTTTCCGTGATCGTCAGCTGTATCAGCCGCGAATCATCGGGAATATCGGCCAGTGGCATGAATGCGCCACCATCCCATACACCGAAACCAATGCCGCGAACTGGCGGCTCGTGTGGCGTGTACAGGCGCACCAAACAAGTTTCAGACTCTGGAACTCTCGGGCAGCGTAGGTTATAAAATCCATCTGGAAGTTCTGTTGCGTCAATCATGTCAAAGTCCTTTCGTTCTTCTACGTTGGTGGCCATCAAGCCGGCCAGGTGGTCGGCGTTTAAGTCGGGGGTGTCCGGTGCTTCGCTGATGATTTCGTCGTGCACCGTCAATACGATCCGGTAGCCGGCCGCCTCGATGGCCGGCATGCTTCCGGCCAGCACGTCGCGGGCCACGGCTTGTGTCACGTTCTCGGCCAGCTTGCCGCCGTAGGTCTTGAGACGGGACCACTTGCGGCTGTACTGATTCACGCCCATGTACGAGAGCTTTCCGGCTTCATCCACCTGGGGGCTCGGGTAGCACAGGAACCGACCGGACGGCAGGCGGATGCGCAGCCAGGCGCCGTCGCGGCGCAGCTTGAGCATGCGGCATGTGAAGGCCACGCCGGGCCGCTGCACAGCGAGCACGGCGGCGTCCTGCAAGTCCTTCCAGAATGAGGCGATGGCGGGGTGGCCGTACCGCCACGCGCGCTTGAAGGAATCGCAAACCAGCCAGGTGCGGTCGGACAGGCCAAAGGTCGGGCGCTTCTGCTGCTTCGTCCATTCCAGCGCGCTGGTGGCCTCGCCCAGGGTCGCGTCGGGGATGGCACCGATAGCCTGCTCACCCATGGCTTCGAGGTCGATGTTGTAGGCGGCCGCGAACGTGAGGAAGGCGCCGACCCCGCCTTCATAGCCGAGCGCTAGCTCCTGCACCTTGCCTATCTGGCGCTGGTCTTTGCTCACGGCGTCGGGCTGGATGCCGAACGACTTGGCGTAGGCCAGCTTGTAGAGGTCGTGCCCCTTACGGATGGGTTCGCCCTTGTCGTCGAGCGCCAGCGGTACAGGGCGCCGTTCGAGGTAGGCCGCCACCAGTTCGGCGCCGGTAATCCACTGGCCGCCCTCGGTCTGCACCGTGTCGTAATCGCGGAAGGCTTGCAGCTTCCATTCCTCGCCAGCGAGCCAGGCGAGCACCCGGCCTTCGATGTTGGCGAGGTCGGCGACCACCAGCTTCTTGCCCTTGGGCGCCACGATGCAGCCCCGGATTGCGCTGCTGGTCAGTTCCATGACGTTGCCGAACAGCAAGTCCTCGCAGTCGGCTTTCAAGGCTTCGACGCCGATGTCGATCTTGTCCTGCTTGAGCGCCGGGCGCGGCAGGTTTTGCGGCTGGAACAGGCGGCCAGCCCAGCGGCCGGTACGGCTGGCGCCGTTGAATTGCAGCGTGCCGCGCAGCCGGCCGTCGCTGCTCACCGCATTGGCGAGAGTCTTGTACTTGCTGGTGCTGGTGGTACTGGCCTGCAAGCGGATGGCGAGCAGTTCGCGCAACTCGGCCGGCAGGTCGGGGTCGGCAATGCGCCGTTCCAGCGTGCTCTGCTGCATGTCCGGCAAGTCGATGCCGTAGGCCGCGACCAGGTGGCGGAGCATGACGTCGCGCTGGGTGGCCGCCTGCACCGCGCCCTCGGTCAGTTCGTTTGTGCGGTGGGCGAGTACCTTCTGCGCGCGCTCCACGGCGCGGATGGCGGCGTGCGCCAAGTCTAGGTCAACCAAAAAGCCCCGGTCGTTGATCGCCTGGTCGAGGTGCCACAAGGCGAGTTCTTCGCCCTGGTAGTTCCAGGCGGGCAGCTTCTTGTCGATGGCGCGCATGGCCTCGATGTCCAGCCCGGCGTACTCTACGAACTTGGCCCACTCGGCGGGGTGCGTTTCGCGCGTGGCGCGGCGCACCTTGCTGGTGGCCGGGCGCGGCTTGCAGAACAGGTGGATCAACTGGCGGCCGGCCTTGTCCTTGGCCTTGTCGGTGGGAATCTTGAGGATGTCGCACAGATCGCCCAGCGAGCCCGGCAGGGAATGGGCCAGGGCCTTGACCATCGTGTCGCGCCAGCGGGGCAGCGGCGGGCACAGTTCCGGCATGGCGTGGCGCAGGACGGTGCGGTCGAAGTGGCTGTTGTGGGCGTAGAGGATGACGGCCGGGTCGTCGAGCGCGTCGGCGAGGTCGTCGGGCATCAAGGGCCGGGCGGTGCAGTCCCACACTTGCACCGGGCCGTCGTCGAGGGCGTAGGCGAAAAGCATGATTTCCGCGTGCTCGGCGTAGGCGTGGGTGCCGTGTGTAATCGGGATTTCTGAAAATGTTTCCAGATCAAGAAACAGGCGGGTCATGCGCGCCACCTTGCCCCGATGAAATTTTTCGGAACGGTACGGCGGCCGGCGACGTAATCCATACGCAGGTTCTCGCTGCGCGTTCCGTAGCGCAGGTTTTCCAAACGGTTGTCGGCGGGGTTGTGGTTCAGGTGTAGCACCTCGCAGCCTTCCGGGCATGGGCCGACGAAAGCCTCAAGGACGAGTTGATGAACTTGCCGGGAATTACCCTTGCCAATGGCGACGGACAAATGCCCCGACTGTTGCGGCCCCGGTTTCAAGATGCGCCCCGGCGAAAGCCTCGTCGTTTCTTTACCATGGGCGACCAAACGAACGCGATGCGCCAGCGAGCGCACATTGCCCGCGTTGCTTACTTGATACCGGCCTTCATAGCCGGGGATGTCTTTCCAGATTTCCACTTGGCGTTCTCCGTGTTCGCTTTGGCAAGGGTGTGAGTTGAGTTCACGCCCTCACCAAAGCGCCCGGCCCGAAGGCCGGCGCTTGGGTGGTTAAACGAGATCGTCGGCGGTAGCGCCTTCGGCGATATCGTCGAACTCGTCCTCGCTCGCGGCACCGCTGCCCGCGAAGGCGTCGCCGTCCCTGAAGAACTGAACACCGCGCAGGCTGGCGTTGATGCGCTTGCCGTAGTTGTTGTCCTGCGCCCAAAGTTCGACGCTGGCATTCACGTAGCAGCCGGCGTAGGGCTTGCCGTCCTGCTCGGTGAGCGGGCTCTTGTCCTTGTCGATGACCAGCGGCCGGGTGGTGCTGCGCGCGGACACGTACAGGTTGCCGGGGAATCCGTCGTAGTTGGACTTGAGGTCGCCGTCGTGCAGGGCCACCTTGTCCTGGGCGCGCATCTGCTTGAGGATGGCGTCGGCCTTGGCACCCCACTTGTCCTTGGCGACTTGCTCGATAGCCTCATTGATAGCCTTCACCTGCGGGTCGGCAGGGTCGATCAGGAATCCGGCGGAAAATGCCGGCTTGCCCTCGCCGTTCACGGTTTTGGCCTCGAACAGCACGGGGAAGGCGAGGCGAACGTTGTTGAGTTTCAGTTTCATGGTGGATCACTCCTTGAAAAATTGAGGGTATTGACGCTTGACCCGCTCGGTAGCTTTCTCGATGGCTTTCACACGCGCGAGCGGGTCGGCCCGCGTGATGGGGGTTTGTGCCGCCTGTTGCAGCAGCCGCGCGGCTTCCGGTGGCAGCACGTTGGCAGGCGGTGGCGGCACGTTGGCTTCCGGTGGCAGCACGTTGGCAGGCGGTGGCGGCACGTTGGCAGGCGGTGGCGGCACGTTGGCAGGCGGCGGGTTTTTCACACCAAGCCCTCCGTGCTTTCGGACACGTCGGCGAACTCGGCCGCGGTGGCCTGGATGACCAGGGCCGGGCGCTTGTCGGACTCGGGCGCCACGCTGGGCTTGCCTTCGCTCTGCGAAATGAGGTCCTGCAACTTCGCCCATTGGCGCGGGCCGATGGCCTCGGCCTTGTGCAGCTTTTCGGCGGTGGTCGGCGAGATCAGCGAGAAGTCGTACATTTCTTCCAGCTTCATGCGCATGGACTTCATGGTGGCTTCGACTTCCTTGTCGTCGGACCAGCGGCGGGCGCCGCGCCGGCCTTCGACCAGCTTGTAGCCGGGCACCGGACGGCCCGCCAGTAGTTCGGCCTCGGCCCTGGCGCGGATGGCCTTGCACCAGGATTCGATCAGATCAACCGCGCCCAGCAGGTTGCCCAGGGTGGCGTTGTCGAAGGTGCGCTCGGCGGCGTGCTCGATCTGCGGGGCCGCCGGCTTGGTGATATCGACGAAATCGTCGGCCACGGTGTAGAGCACCTGGGCGGTCAGCGTCGGGCAGATCGCCTTGGCTTTGCAAAAGCGGCATTGCTCGCTGCCGGGGTTGAGGTATTTCGCGTGCAGTTCGGTGTAGTTCAGGTGGCATTCCAGGGCCGCGAAGCAGTGCTCGGCGCCGCGCCTGACCGTTTGACCGAACTCGCGCAGGGCTTCGACGGTGCAGTCCCATTCGTCGATGTGGTCGAGGCGGGGCTGCACGATGACCATGCGCACGCGCTGGAAGTCGCCGAGGAATTCAAACTCACCCAGGGCGGCCAGGGCGTAAATCTGCAACTGCTCGTTGTTTTCTGCTTCGACCCTGACGCCTCGGCCGTACTTCAGATCGACGATGACCAGTTCGTCGCCGGCGAGGATGACGGCGTCGGACGTGCCCTTGGCGCCGGGCTCGCCGGTAATGCCTTCAATGCTCAAGCGCTGCTCGACCATCGGTTCGCCGCCGATGGCGCGCACATAGTCGAGGTATTTCTGCACGTGGCCGGCCAGGTCGTCGGTGACTTCCCAGCCCTTGCCGTTCACTTGGATGATGCGGCCCAGGTAGGCGGCGGCATCGTTGCCGGAGGTCAATGCCATGGCGGCCAGTTCGTGGGCAGCCGTGCCTTCGTCGGCGAAGTCGCTGGAATCGTCCGGGCACGTTGCCTCAAGGGCTACGCTGCCGGGGCAACGCAGCCAACGGTGCGCGCTGCTGGGGGAGAGTGTGGCGTGCTCGCTCATGGATCAGGCCCCGGCTTCTTCACATGCGGCGATCACGGCGGCGAACTGCGCGGGCTGCACGTCGGGCAGCTTGGCGGCGCCGAACTTGGCCAGCACGGCGACGGCAGCGTCGCGGCCTTTGGCGCGGGCCAGCTTGGTAACGGCGTCGGCGGTGTCCTGGTAGGACGGTGCGCGCGCCGGGTTGTTGGCGTGGCCGTGCAGGGCCTTTTCGGCTTCGCCGGCCGTCATTTGCGCGAGGGCTTCCGGCTTCTGGTCAGCGGTGGCCTTTTCCCCGACCTTCGGTTCGGTCTTGGTGGCCTTTTCCCCGACCTTCGGTTCGGTCTTGGTTGCCTTGGCTTCTTCCTTGACGGTTTCGGCGACGGGTGTTGTCTTAGGCAACTCGATGCCTCCGACGTTGAGGGCCGCCATCACGGCGTTGAGTTGTGCGGGGTTGCTGATGGTGATGGTCATCGGGAACATGGGCTTACTCCTGGTTGGTGTTCAAAAGTTCGTTGAGGCGGGTGAAGAAATCCCCGGCGTCGTTCGCCAGGGCGCGGAAATCGGCGGCAAGTTCGAGCAGTTTCTTCAACTGGTCGGGCTCGTGGATGTCTTGGTCGTTGAGCAGGGAGAGCAGCGCGGCCTGGTCTTTCAGGCTGGCCGGGTGCGACTCGATGACGGCCCTAACGTCGTCGGCGCCAACTTCGTGCTCTTCGAGTAAGGCGGCCGCCGGCTTGTGTTCGCTGGCCTCGTCGAGCAAGCGCTCGAAGCGTTCGAGCAGTTCAAGTTCCAGCGCGGTGCTGGTCAGCGGATCAATCTCGGCACGGGCCGAGGCGAGCAGGTGCTCGTCGTACATGGACTTGGCGAGTTGGGCGGTCAGCATTTCGCGCGCCCCAACAGGCCCAGGCCGATGCAGATAGCTTCGCAGGGGTGCGACGCGATGACTTTCAGGTCGAGGCCGGAGCCGCGAACGCGGTACAGGCGGCCGGGAATCAGCGGGGTTGCGCTCATCGTTCCGTCCTTTCGTTGAATGACTCGGGACGAATTATTAGCGCTACGCGAACGCCTGTCAATAGCGAAACGCAAATATTTTTGGCGAGAAAAAGCCCGCCATTGGGCGGGCTTCAAAAGTCGGCGCTGGCGGGGCGGCGCCGGGATCTACTTCTTCTCGTGCGCGGCGAGTGTGGCGTTGGCCCAGGCAAGGGGCACGGTGCGTTCGTGTTCATCGGCAACCCTCCACGCTTTCGCCAGTAGCGCGAAGCGGTCGTCCTCGTGCGGGAAGTTCGGGTCGATGATGTCGGCCACGTCGAGCCAGCCTTCTGGTTTTCCAAAGGCCGCTTCGATCTTTCTGGCAGTTTCTTTGCGCATCCCGCGCGGCTTTCCGGTTTTGCTGTCGGGCGCACCCGCTCGCAGATTGGCCCACTGCGAGTGGGACATGCCCGCCCGTTTCGCAGCGGCCACGGGGCCGCCGGCTTCCTTCTCTAAAATGCCCATCGCCTTGCGGCGTATTTCGTCAATGTCGTGCATGGCGGTTCACATTTGGTAGCAAAACGCTACCATTATAGGTACGCGATGCGCTATTGACTAGGTATTTGCGTATCGCTAACATGAAGCGGCTTTCGTTCTTGATCGGAAACCGCTATGAACCTTGACACCTACCTTGAACAGGGCGGCAAGGGCGCCGCTGCCCAACTTGCCAAACAAATCGGAGCGCATCCCGTACTGGTCAGCCAGTGGCGCAACGGCTCGCGCCAAGTGCCAGCCGTGCGCTGCCCCGACATCGAGCGCGCTACCGGCGGCGCCGTGCGCTGCGAGGATTTGCGCCCGGACGTGGATTGGAATTACCTGCGCACGAGCGGAGACTTCGAGGTGGTACGATGAAGAAACCTTGGGAACTCATCGAAGGCGAGGCCCTGCCGGCACTGCACGCCATGGCGGACAATAGCATCGACGCCATTATCACCGACCCACCCTATTCATCGGGCGGATTTTCCCGCGACGACAAGGGCAAAGACCCTGACGCGAAGTACACGCAAAGCAACTCACAGGGGCGCTACCCGACCTTCTCAGGCGACTCACGCGACCAGCGCAGTTACCTGACCTGGTGCTCGTTGTGGATCGCCGAGTGTGTACGCATCCTCAAGCCGGGCGGTTATTTCATGACTTTCACCGACTGGCGCCAGTTGGCTGTGATGACCGACGCAGTGCAGGTCGGCGGAATTTTTTGGCGTGGCATCGCGGTATGGGACAAGGGCCGGGGCGCGCGGGCGCCGCATAAGGGCTATTTCCGGCACCAGTGCGAGTACGTGGTGTGGGGCACCAAGGGCGCGGTCATCCAGTTGGAGCATGACGGCCCATTCGACGGCTGTATTCAGGCCGCGGTCAAGCGCGATGACAAGCACCACCTGACTGGCAAGCCGACCGCGCTCATGCGCGAACTGGTACGCCCGGTTATGCCGGGGGGGGGTAGTGCTCGACCCGTTCGCAGGCAGCGGCACAACAGGGGTCGCTGCAGTTCTTTCCGGTCGTCGGTTTATCGGCATCGAGCGCGAAGCCGCCTATGCCGAGATTTCACGCAATCGCCTGGCCGCTGCCGAGGCGGAAGCGCTGGGCGTGGCTGACATGGTGTGATGGCGCCGCCTTATTTCATACCTCTGCGGCGCAAGTCATCGGCCACTTGTTGTTCCACGGGTGGTTCCAGTGCTGGCGCGGGCTTTGTCGGTGGCAGCAGCTTTTCAACTCGCTGCCGCTCCTTTTCTTGGTGTTCCTTGCGCAACCATTCGCGCGTCTCGTTCGTGATTGTTACGTGCGTTGCGTCCAACTTTTCACGGGAGCGGGCGATGGATTCCACTACCTGGTCGGCGTGGGCAGCGCCAAAGCACAGCAATAGCCCCAAGAAAACAACCCGCATATTGCTCTCCCTTGAAGTTTCAAGGGCATGATAATGAATTCCAACTTTCAAAACCACGGCCGCGCCCTGCTGGGCAACGGCTATCTCATCCTCCCGATCAAGCCGGGCCACAAGCGCCCAGCACTCGAAAACTGGCAAACCGCACGCCTTGGCGCTGCCGACCTGACCCGATACCCGGGCCATGGGGTCGGCGTGCTGTGCGGGCAGGGTGCGCACCCCATCGCCGCAATCGACGTGGACACAACGGACGGCGCACTGGCGGCCCGATTCGTCGCCTGGTGCCAGGAACACCTGGGCCTGACCTGCGAGCGGGTCGGCTTCGCGCCTAAAATCCTGCTCGCCTATCGGGCGGCGTCCGAGGGCTGGGGCAAGGCCACCAGTGCCTGGTTCGAGGATTCGGGCGGCGCGCGGCACCGGCTGGAAATTCTCGGCAAAGGCCAGCAGTTCGTGGCCTACCATATCCACCCCGACACGGGCGAGCCCTACGAGTGGGTGGATTTTTTCGGCGGGCTGGATGCCATGCGTGCCGGCGACTTGCCGGTCATCACCGAGGCCCAGGTCGAGGAAGCGCTGCAGGTGTTCGAGGCCATGGCGCTGGAGGCCGGGCTCGTTCGGGTTTCAGGCAGCAATAGCCGCGCCGGCGCCGTCACCTCGACGCCCAGCGACGACCCGCTCATGGCTTACGAGCCGCCGGTGGGCATCGAGCTGGTCGAGGCCAAGCGGCTGGTGTCCTTCGTCGACAACGAGGACTATGACACCTGGCTCAAGGTCGGTATGAGCCTGCACCACGAGTTTGAAGGCGGCATCGAGGCCCTGGACCTGTGGGACGAATGGAGCAGCACGGCCACCAACTACGCAAGCCGAGAGGATCTGGAGAAGCGGTGGGACAGCTTCGGCAAGTCCGGCCGCAACCCGACCACGGCGCGCTGGCTGCTCAAGGTCGGCAACCAGGGCAAGCGTGATGCGGTAAAGGCGGAGAAGCGCACCGCGCTGGACGAGGCCAAGGCGCAGATCCTCGCCTGTGGGGATTCCATCGACCTGGTGAATGATGTCGCGCGCAAGGCCGGCGAAGCCGCCGGCGCGGATCTGGCCCTGCGTGCGGAACTGGCCGGCCTCATCCGGGCGCGCTTCAAGGAACTGACCGACACCAGCTTGCCGGTGGCCGACGTTCGCGCGGCCATGGCTGGCGGACGCAAGGTGGCGGTATTCAGCAAGCAGCGCCGGCAAATGACCGAGTTCGGTAACGCCGAGCGCATGCTGGACCACTACGGCGACGGCCTCATGTACGTGCCGGAAATCGACGCCTGGTTCGCGTGGACTGGCATCTACTGGCGCCGCGCGGCGGGCGTCGAGCTTGAGCATCTGGCGAAGGAGACCATCCGCGCGCTGCCCGACGAGGCCAAGACCATCGAGAGCGACGGCGAGCGGGCCGAGTTCTTCAAGTTCTGCGCAATCAGCCAGCGGGCGGTTATGGTGCGCAACATGGTGAGCCTGGCGCAGTCTGACCCGCGCGTCGTTGTGGGCGTGACCGATCTTGACAAGCACACGCACCTCCTGGGTGTGGGCAATGGCGTGGTCGACCTGCGCACGGGCAAGCTGTTGCCGCCGGACCAGGCGTACCGCGTGACCACTATCACGGCGGTGGATTATGACCCGGCCGCCAGGGCGCAGATGTTCGAGCAGACCGTGGCCGACGTGTTCTTCGGCGATGCCGAGATGATAGGATTTTTCCAACGGCTTGTAGGCTACTCGCTCCTGGGCAAGCCGGACGAGGACGTGCTCGCCATCCCCTACGGTTCCGGGTCCAACGGCAAGAGCACGGTGCTGGGGGCCATCCGCGACGCCCTGGGCGATCACGCCAAGATGGCGAGTGCCGATACCTTCTTGAGTAGCGGCGTGGCGGGCGGCAATGCCGGCGCGGCGCGCGAGGACGTGCTGCGGCTACGCGGCGCCCGGTTCGTCTATGTCAGCGAGCCCGACGAGGGCAGCGAACTGCGCGAGGGCCTCATCAAGTCCATGACCGGGGGCGAGCCGCTGCCGGCGCGCGGGCTGTATTCCAAGACCACGGTCGAGGTGGCGCCCACCTGGGTGGCCTTCATGCCGACCAACCACCGGCCCATCGTCAAGGGTGACGACCACGCCATCTGGCGCCGGCTGCTGCCCGTGCCATTCACCCGAAACTTCGACCATGATCTGACCCTCACCAAAGACCCCGACCGGGCGTCCAAGCTGGCGGCCGAGGCGCAGGGCATCCTCGCCTGGTGTGTACGAGGGGCGCTGGCCTACCAGAAGGTTGGCCTGCAGGCGCCCGCAGCCGTGCGCAAGGCACGCGACGACTACAAGAGCGATATGGACCTGCTGGCGGAATGGATCGACGAGTGCTGCGAGGTGGGGCCAGGTTTTGTGGAAAGCAACGCCCGCTTGTGGGCCAGTTGGGAAGCCTTCGCCAAGGCGCGGGGCGAGTTGCGGTTCATCGCCTCGGCCAAGAGCCTGGGGCGCAGGTTGCAAGCGAAGGGCATGGAGCCGGTGATGAATACCTACGGATTGAGGGGGCGCGGGCTGCTTGGTATTCGCGTGCGAGCCGTGGGGGACTTTACATGACCTGCGGAATCTACGGTTTCAAGTGCCCGGATACCGGGGCGATTCGCTACGTGGGCGCAAGTCGGCGGATCGAGGTCGCCTACAAAAACCAATGCGCGAAGCCCTGGAAGTGGATCAAGCGGGGAAAGCTGCTCGATTGGTTCGCGGAGTTGCGGTGGAAAGCAGGCGTCCCGGTTCTTGTCATTCTGCAAGAAACAACAGATTCAGAATTCAACGCGGCTAAAGACGAGTGGGTGGCGACGTTGCAACTTGTTGGCGGGGCATACTTGAACACGCAATTTATAACGAACACGCAGGAAAACGCGCGAAGCAATAGAAGAGGGCGTGGTGCTTTGGAACGTTTGGAACGTTTCTAGCCCTTTTTTATGGAAATTCCTATACGTACGCACACAAAAAGTTATTGAAAAAACCATGAAAAACGTTCCAAACGTTCCACGCAAAAAATTGCAGATTCAGATGGAGGCGGCGCATGGAAAAAACCGTGGCGGTTAACGAGGCCGGTCTGCGAATCGGTGAGGACCATCCAAATGCCAGGCTGACGGATGCTGAGGTGGAGCGGGTCCGTTTGTTGCACGAGGAAGGCATGGGCTACGAGGCCCTGGCTGAGAAGTTCGAGGTGAGCCGGTGGACGATAGGGCGAATCTGTCGGTATGAGCGCCGGGCGCAGCCCGTGGCCGGGTACAAGGTGGTGCACGTGTCGGATTGCGAATAGGCTTGAATGGGCGGCATGGGTAAGAGGAGATCGACATACACACCCGAGATTGGGGCCGAAATTTGTGCGCGCCTGGCCGAAGGCGAGCCGCTGCGCGTGATTTGCCGCGACCCGCACATGCCGGCGTGGCGCACGGTGTACGACTGGATCGAAGCTGATCCCGACCTGGCTGCACGCATCGCGCGCGCAAGGAAATTGGGATTTGACGCCATCGCCGAGGAAGCGCTCGAAATCGCGGACACGCCGGAAATAGGCGAGGAAACCGAGGACGACGGCGGCGGCAAGGTGAAGGTCAGGCGCGGCGACATGCTGGGCCATCGCAAGTTGCAAGTCGAGACCCGGCTCAAGCTGCTGGCGAAATGGTGCCCGGCCAAGTACGGCGAGCGAACCGCGATGGAACTGACCGGCGCCAACGGCGGCCCGGTGCAAATCAACGACGCCGACCGCGCCGCCCGCGTGGCCGGCCTGCTGGCTTTGGCCGAACAGCGTAAGGGCGATGCGGACGTCGCCGACCTCGTATAGCCCGGCGCAGATCGCAGCGCTGCTGCCTTATCTAAACGACCAGGAGCGCGCGGAGCTAGACGCCCTGCTGGCTACCGCCCCGCTTTGGTTGCCGTTACCGGGGCCGCAGGCGCAGGCATACAGCACGCCTGCTGACGTGACCGGCTTCGGTGGGGCTGCTGGCGGTGGCAAGTCCGCCCTGGCCGTAGGGCTCGCGCTGACGCAGCATCGCAAGTCGATCATCTTCCGGCAGAATGGCACGGAGCTTACCGGCGTCATCGACGAAATCACCCGCGTCCTTGGCAGCCGTGACGGCTTCAACGGCGCTGACCGCATTTGGAGGCTGGACGGCCGGCAAATAGAGCTTGGCAGCTTCCCCAACCCCGGCGATGAGCTCAAGTATCAAGGGCGCGACCACGACCTGATCGTTTACGACGAAGCGTCGAACATGCGCGAATCGGCGGTTCGCTTTCTCATGGGCTGGCTGCGCACGGCGGTTCCCAACCAGCGTTGCCGGGTGTTGATGACCTTCAACCCGCCGACCACGGCCGAGGGCCGGTGGATCGTGGCCTTCTTCGCGCCGTGGCTTGACCCCAAGCACCCAAACCCGGCCAAGCCCGGCGAGTTGCGGTGGTTTGCTATGGTCGATGGCGAGGAGGTCGAAGTCGCCAGCGGCGAGCCATTCCAGCACGGCGCCGACATCATTAAGCCGATGAGCCGCACGTTCATCCCATCGCGCGTTTCCGATAACCCATACCTGATGGGAACCGGCTACATGGCAACACTGCAATCCCTGCCCGAGCCGTTGCGCTCGCAGATGCTCTACGGCGATTTCAACGCGGGCATCGAGGACGACCCGTGGCAAGTCATCCCCACGGCCTGGGTGGAAGCGGCTCAGGCGCGGTGGAAGCGGCCGGACAGGCTGGCGCCAATGGATTCGCTGGGCGTGGACGTGGCCAGAGGCGGGCGCGACAACACCATCATCGCCCGCCGCCACGGGACGTGGTTCGACGAGCCGCTGGTCTACCCGGGCAGCACGACGCCGGACGGCCCGACCGTTGCGGGCCTGACGATTGCAGCGATGCGCGACCAGGCCGTGATCCACATCGACGTCATCGGCGTGGGCTCGGCGCCCTACGATTTTCTCAACGACGCCGGCCAGCAGGTCGTCGGCGTCAACGTGGCCGAATCGGCTACCAGTACCGACAAGTCAGGCCGGCTACGCTTCAAGAACCTGCGCAGCGAGCTTTGGTGGCGCATGCGCGAGGCCCTGGACCCGGCCAACAACACGGGCATCGCATTGCCGCCGGATCCGCGCCTTCTCGCCGACCTATGCGCGCCTACGTGGGAGTTGTCCGGCTCCACCATCTACGTGGCGAGCCGGGAGCAGATCATGGACAAAATCGGGCGCTCACCCGACTATGGAAGCGCCTACGTGCTGGCGCTGATCGATACCCCGAAGCGGGCGGTAGTCGCGGCGCTGGGCAGGAACAAGCAGCGCCGCGAGTACGACCCCTATGCCGTTTGACGCATAGCGGTGCACGTACCTGAGCGGGCCGCGGCCTACGATGCCCGCTATATTGGTAGGATGAGGCGGACGTGCACAAAACCATCGTCAGGCCATGCTCCTTCGGGGAACTGGAAAAGGCGCCGAACATCGCCGACCTGGTGGCGGAGTACGCCGCCGAATCAGCTACGGCGGGGCTGGGGCCGGTCAATCCGCAATGGCGCATGTACGAAGCCATGGAGGCCGCTGGCATGGCGAGGTTGTTGTGCGCGTACCAGGATGGGGTTTTGGTCGGCTCTCTGGTGCTGCTGGTGTCGGTTGTGCCCCATTTCGGGGTGCCGATTGCCTCGACGGAATCGTTTTTCGTGACGGCCGCCGCGCGCAAGAACGGCGCGGGCCCGATGCTGCAACGTGAAGCAGAGCGCATGGCGCGCGATATGGGGGCCGTCGGGTTCTTTATCTCCGCGCCTACGGGCAGCCGATTGGCGGAGGTTATGAGCAAGGCGAAAGGGTGGCGTGAAACAAACCGGGTTTTCTTTCGGGAGCTGGCATGAGCGACGTGGCCTTGATCGCGGGTAAGTTGCCCGCCACGCCGGCGCCGGTTGTGGACCGCTTGCGGCGGCTGGAACACGAAATCAGAAAGCGGCCGCAGCTACCCGTCGAAACGCACCACGTCCTGCACGGCGGCATGTACGCGCGAACGATCACGATACCCGCCGGATGCGTTTTGACCGGGGCGCTCATCCGTGTGCCGACGCTGCTCATCATGGACGGCCATGCGACGGTTTCCACGGATGGGGATGCCGTCACGATGCGCGGCCGCTACGTGCTCGCCGGCAGCCGTGGCCGCAAGCAAGCATTTTGCGCGCATGAGGATACGCACCTGACTATGGTGTTCGCTACAAGCGCCAGGACGGTGGCGGAAGCGGAGGATGAGTTCACCGAGGAGGCGCACCTGCTGCTGTCGCGCCAACCGAGTGCGGTCAACCATTTCGTTGTTACAGGGGAATGATATGTCTGGGGCAGTAACCCTATCCACGATAGCAACCGCCGCGTCTATTGCCGGCGCGGCGTACAGCATCTATTCGGGCGAGCGTGCATCCAAGGCGCAGGAAAGCGCGCAGAATCAAGCGCGGGCCAATGCCGACAGGCAAGCCGCTGCCGCGGACCAGGCGCTCAACCGCGCCAACCAGAAAAGCCCCGACGCCTCGGCCATCCTCTCGGCGGCGGGCCAAGCTGGCCGGGCGGGGCCATCAAGTACCATGCTCACCGGCCCGGCCGGCGTCACGCCGGATATGCTGAACCTCGGCAAGAACACGCTTCTCGGGCAGTAACCGATGGCCGACAAAACCCCGCGTTCCGAACTGCTCACACGCTGGGGCCAGCTCAAGACCGAGAGGGCGACCTGGTGGGCGCACTGGAAGGAAATCAGCGATTACTTGCTGCCACGTTCCGGGCGCTTCTTCGTCCAGGATCGCAACCGGGGCAACCGGCGCCACAACAACATCTACGACAGCACTGGTACGCGCGCCTTGCGCGTGCTCGCGGCGGGCATGATGTCGGGCATGACCAGCCCGGCGCGCCCCTGGTTCCGCCTGGCTACGTCAGATGCGGACCTCATGAAGTACGATACCGTCAAGCTATGGCTGAACGACGTTACCAGCTTGATGCACGCCGTTTTCCAGCGCTCGAATACCTACCGGGCGTTGCATTCCATGTACGAGGAATTGGGCGCGTTCGGGACGGCGGCCAGCATCGTAGCGCCCGACTTCAAGAACGTCATTCACCATTACCCGCTGACCACGGGCGAGTATTGCATCGCTACCAACTGGAAGGGCGAGGTGACTACGCTCTACCGCGAGTTTCAGAAAACCGTGCACGAAATCGTCGCCGAATTCGGCATCGACAAGGTGAGCAACACGGTCAAAAACCTGTATGACCGTGGCAGCCTCGATTCGTGGGTGACGATCATCCATTGCATAGAGCCCCGCACCGACCGCGACCCGACCAAGAACGACAGCCTCAACATGGCGTGGAAATCGGTCTATTTCGAGGTCGGCGCGCGCGAGGGCGAGGTGCTGCGCGAGTCCGGCTTTAAGCGCTTCCCCGCATTGGCGCCCCGCTGGTCGGTATCTGGCGGCGACATCTACGGCAACAGCCCGGGCATGGAGGCCCTTGGCGACATCAAGCAGCTACAGCATGAGCAGTTGCGCAAGGCCATGGGCATCGACTACAAGACCAAGCCGCCGTTGCAAGTGCCAACGAGCATGAAAAACCGCGACGTGGAAACTCTGCCGGGCGGCGTCACCTACGTGGATATGGCCGGCCCGAATGGCGGCATCAAAACCGCCTTCGATGTGACTATTGACCTGTCGCACCTGCTGGCCGACATCCAGGACGTGCGCCGGCGCATAGAGGGCAGCTTCTACGCGGATCTGTTCCTCATGTTGACGAACCAAAGCGACGCCCGCATGACGGCCACCGAAGTGGCCGAGCGGCATGAGGAAAAGCTGCTCATGCTTGGCCCCGTGCTGGAACGGCTGCAAAACGAGCTTCTTGACCCGCTCATCGAGATGACTTTCGACAGGGTCATGGAGGCGGGCATCATGCCGCCACCGCCATCGGAGCTGCAAGGCCATGACATCAACGTTGAGCTGGTCAGCATGTTGGCGCAGGCGCAGCGAGCTATTGGCACCAACAGCATCGACCGATTCGTCGGCAACCTTGGATCTGTGGCGCAATTCAAGCCCGAAGTGCTCGACAAGTTCGACGCCGACAAGTGGGCGGACATCTATTCCGATTCGCTGGGACTTGACCCGAGGATCATCGTGCCGTCCGACCAGGTGGAAGCCGTGCGTCAGCAACGCGCCCAAGCGCAGCAGCAAGCGCAGCAGGCCGCCATGCTGAACCAGGGCGCCGACACCGCGCAAAAACTGGCCGCAGCCAACACCGGCGAGCCCAACGCGCTCACCGACGTAACCCGCGCCTTCAGCGGATACACATAACCCAAGGAGCCAACCATGCCACGCGTACTTTTCAGCAAATCCGTCTACACCTCCAACCAGTTTTCGCCTACCGAGTTTGAAGGCGAAGCGGTAACTCCCAGCGATTCCACCGACTTGCCGAGCGGTGCATGCACGGCCATCTACGTGACCGGCGCCGGCAACGTGAACGTCAACCTTGCGGGCGGCGGCACTGCCGTGCTGACGGGTCTTTCCGCTGGTCAGATCGTGCGCGTGAATGCGACCCGCATCCTTGCAACAAGCACCACGGCCACCGGCATCTTCGCCTTGTACCCGTCCGGCAACCTGTAAGGGTACCCGATCATGAATCCGTTTTACGTTACGACCAATGACGGCAGCCCGATGCAGTCCGCGCTGGCGGTCATACCAAACGATGCGGCCGACCTTGTACCGCCTACCGGCCCGGCCCGCCCAACGCGCGGCATCATGGTCGGCGGTGCGGGAAACGTGGTCCTGGTCATGGCGGACGGCTCTACCGCAACGCTGATCATACCCGCGACTGCTTGCGGCTTCATGCTTTCGCTATCCGTGAACCGAATTATGGCCACCGGCACGACGGCCACCGGCATCGTCGCATTCTACTAGGAGTCACCATGCCGCTTGTGAGCATGAAAACAGACACCTCAGGCCCGCAATACTATGAGCCGAACCCATACGGCGACGGCCTGCGCATCCGGCTGAACGATGACCAGTGCGAGGCGCTGGGCATCACCACGCCGCCGGCAGCCGGCACCAAAGTGAGCATTTCGGCGGCGGCCTTCGTGTGCGTCGCCACGCAAACCACGGAACAGGACGGCGACGATTCTGGCGTCGACGTGTTCCTCGAATTGCAGATTACCGACATGGAAATCAGCACGGCCGCGCCGCAAACCGACGCCCGCTCGCTCTACCCGAACAGCACGCTGCTCTAGGATCATTCCTCCCCTTTGGCCGCCTTCGGGCGGCCTTTTTCTTTGCGGTGCACGTACCGAAGAGCACGGCCCCTAGAGTTCCGCGCATGAGTTACTCCGATCCTCTCGACATACGAAGCCAGGAGCGGGCGCAGGCGGAAGCCGAAGAGCGCGCAATCAGGGCCTTGCAAATCGAGATCGACGACATGAAGTGGCTCATGAGCAACAAGCGAGGCCGTCGATTCGTGGCCCGCCTGTTGGAGCGGGCAGGTGTGTGGCGCCTCTCCTTCAACACCAACGCGATAACCATGGCCTTCCATGAAGGCATGCGCAATGAGGGGTTGAGGTTGTTGGCGCAAATCTCCACGCACTGCCCCGACCGTTACACTGAAATGCTCAAGGAGAGCAGGGAATGACCACCGAAACGCTGATGACCGACGGCCAAAACACCCAAGCAGCCGACCAACAGCAAGCCGCGAATTCGCAAACCGAAGGCCAACCGGCCGCCGGCGGCGAGCAAACGGCGCAACAGCAGCAAGCGACCGATGGACAGAATGCCGATGGCCAACAGGCCGAAGGCGGCAATACCGAAGGCGAACAGGCGAAGCCGCAAGGCGCGCCTGAAAAGTACGAGTTCAAAGCACCGGAAGGCACGACGTTTGACGACGCCGCCCTGGGCGCCTACTCCGAAGTCGCCAAGGAATTGAATCTGTCGCAAGAGGCCGCGCAGAAGGTGATCGACAAGGTGGCGCCTGTCATTCAGGCGCGTCAAGCCGAGCAGATCGAGGCAATGCGCACCGCATGGGCGCAAAGCGCTATGTCCGATAAGGAATTCGGCGGCGACAAGCTGCCCGAAAACATTGCCACGGCCAAGAAGGCACTCGAAACCTTCGGCACGCCCGGGCTAACGAATCTGCTGAATGAAACCGGCCTGGGTAATCACCCGGAAGTTATCCGAGCGTTTTACCGCGCCGGTAAAGCGATCAGCGAGGACAAGTTCGTTGGTGGCAAAGGCGCACCGCCTGCTGCCGATGACGTTCGGTCCTTGTACCCCAACAGCAACTTGAAATAAGGAGCATCTAAATGGCTACTCTCTCAAGCGGTCAACTTACTCTCGCCGATTGGGCGAAACGTCTCGACCCAGATGGCAAAATCGAGGTCAAGATCGCCGAAATCCTGAGTCAAACCAACGAAATCCTCGAAGATGCTGTTTTCATCGAGGGCAACCTGCCGACCGGCCACCGCGTCAACATCCGCACCGGATTGCCGACCGTTTACTGGCGCTCGCTCAACCAAGGCGTCCCGCGTTCCAAGAGCACCACGGCCCAGGTCGATGAGTCTTGCGGCATGCTGGAAGCATACAGCGCGGTGGACAAAGACCTGGCCGAACTGAACGGCAACACCGCCGCATTCCGTCTGTCCGAGGACGCGGCCTTCCTGGAAGCCATGAACCAGGCGCAGGTGCAAACCCTGTTCTACGGCAACCCGGCCTCCGACCCGCGCCAATACCTCGGCCTATCCACCCGCTACGGCACCATTTCTGGCGCCGGCAATGCGCAGAACATCATCGATGCGGGCGGCACCGCCGCGAACAACGCCTCCATCTGGCTGGTGGTGTGGGGCGATAACACGGTTTTCTGCCCTTTCCCTAAGGGCTCGAAGGCTGGCCTCGTGTCCGAGGACGACGGCATCCTCACCATCTACGACAGCAACAGCAACCCATACAAGGCGTACCAGACCCACTATCAGTGGAAAAACGGCCTCGTCGTCAAGGATTGGCGCTATGTCGTGCGCATCGCCAACATCAACACCGCCAACCTGGTGAATGAGTCCGGCGCCGCCGACTTGATCAAGCTCATGAGCCGCGCGCTGGATCGCATTCCCAACCTGTCCATGGGCCGCGCTGCGTTCTACATGAACCGCACGCTGTTCTCGATGATGCGCATTCAGGCCCTGAACAAGAGCCAGAACGCCATCAGCGTACAGGAGGGCTTGACGCAATTCGGTCAGCCCGCCCGTTGGCTGGACTTCCTGGGCGTTCCGCTGCGCAAGGTTGACCAGCTTCTGAACACCGAAGCCCGCGTCGTCTAACGGATAAGGAGACAACACCATGATCGTCGACAACAACCTGCTCGTTTCCGGTTCCATTTCCGGCAACACGGTGACCGGGCAAACCGTCACCGGCACCGGCCCGGTGCTTTCCACCAACACCATCGACCTGATGCAAGCCCGCGACGTAGGAGAAGGCGAGGACCTGTTCATTCGGTCCGAAGTGGTTACTGCCGTGGCTGGCGCGACTTCGATTGAAGTCCAGGCCATCACCGCTGACGACGCCGCGCTCTCCGCGAACGTGACCGTCGTAGGCACCACTGGCGCAATCCCGGCGGCATCGCTGACGGCTGGCGCACGCTTCGCCGCCAAGATGAACCCTCGCATCGGCAGCAAGGGCCAGCGCTACCTCGGCGCCCGCTACGTCATTACCGGCACGGGCACTGCTGGCGCCTTCGTCACGGACTTCGGCCTCGAAACGCAAGACGGCCAGAAGTTCTACCCGGCTGGCTTTGCTGTGCTGTAAGGAGGGCTGAACAATGGCGCAAGTACGCGTACTGCAAAAGTCCTACATCAACAACCGCATCGTCGAGGAAGGCGAAATCATCGAATACGATGGCGAGCTTTCCGAGAACCTGGAGCCGGTGAAGAAAGGCAAGAAGGCCGCCGAATCACCTTCCGCGGACCCCACTGGATCGGACCCGGCAGCGGCAGGCGAAAGCCTGGTTTAACCGTTTCCCCTCAGCAGGTAGCGGCTTACGGGGGCCTCGCGCCCCCCGTATTTCTAGGAGAAACCGATGGCATCCGAAGTCGATATCTGTAACCTGGCCCTGGCGCACCTGGGCGATAGCGCGGCCGTAGCGAGCCTAAATCCACCCGAGGGGTCCGCACAGGCCGAGCACTGTGCGCGCTTCTACCCCACAGCCCGCGATTCACTGCTGGAAATGCACAATTGGGGGTTCGCCACCAGGCGCGTTTCGCTGGCCCAGCTGGGTAGCGGATGGCCAGAGTGGGACTATTCCTACGCCCAGCCGTCCGACGCGATCAACATCATCGCTGTTCTGCCACCAGACGCCACCGACGATTACAGCATTGGGGCAGCGAACGTACCGGAAGCGGCTGGCGGTTCATACGTGCCACAAGCGTTCTCTTGCGAAGTAGATGGCGATGGCAATGCCGTTATCCTGACGGACCAGTCCGACGCCGTGCTGCGCTATACCAGCATCGTAACAGACACGACCAAGTTCTCTCCGCTGTTCACCGTGGCATTGTCCTGGCAATTGGCTTCGATGCTGGCCGGGCCGCTGCTCAAGGGGGACGCGGGCGCGGCCGAGGCCAAGCGATGCGCCGCCATGATGCAGAGCTATCTATTGAAGGCTATGGAATCCGATGCCTCGCAACGGCGCATCACTCCGCATCATAGCGTCGCCTGGATCAACGGTAGGTAAACATGGCGGCCATCCGCATCCTGCAACGATCTTTCGCTGGGGGCGAGGTAAGCCCGGAAATGTTCGGGCGCATCGATGATGCCAAGTACCAAACAGGGCTGGCGAAATGCCGTAACTTCATCACCAAGCCGCAAGGCCCGGCCGAGAACCGGCCCGGTTTCCAGTTCGTGCTCGCGGTGAAGGACTCGACCAAGAAGGTTCGGCTGATTCCCTTCACCTACTCGACCACACAGACCATGGTTATCGAGGTGGGCGCTGGCTATTTCCGTTTTCACACGCAGGGCGCAACCCTCATGAATGGCGGCGTGCCGTATGAGATTGCGAACCCATACGCAGAGGCGGATTTGTTCGACATCCACTATGTCCAGTCCGCAGACGTGCTCACCCTTGTGCACCCGAACTACGCGCCGAGCGAACTGCGCCGACTTGGCGCGACCAACTGGCAACTCACTACCATCGCCTTCACGCCCGCCATTGCCTCGCCAACGGGCGCGACGGCGACGCCAAACGCCACCGATACGACCTACACCTACAACTACGTCGTTACCGCCATCGCCACCGATGGGTACAGCGAATCGCCCGCCTCTGCGGTCGCTACCTGCAAGAACAACCTCTTTACCACCGGGCTCTGGAATACGATCAGTTGGTCCGCCGTGGCCGGCGCGTCCCGGTACAAGGTCTATAAGATGCAAGGCGGCCTATACGGCTATATCGGGCAAACCACCGGGACATCGATTATCGACGACAACATCGCGCCCGACCTGGGGGCTACTCCGCCGATTTACGAAACCGTGTTCAACCCGGCCGGCGACTATCCGGCCGCCGTGTCCTATTTCGAGCAACGGCGCTGTTTCGCGGGCACGATCAACAAGCCGCAAAGCATCTGGATGACGCGGAGCGGAACCGAATCGGCCATGTGCTACTCGCTGCCCATCCGCGACGACGACCGCATCGCCTTCCGCGTGGCCGCCCGCGAGGCGAACACCATCCGCCATATCGTGCCGCTTACTCAACTGCTGCTGCTCACATCCTCTGCCGAGTGGCGCGTTACATCGGTGAATAGCGACGCCATCACGCCGACCACAATCAGCGTGCGCCCGCAGTCCTATGTCGGCGCGTCCAACGTGCAGCCGGTAATCATCAACAACAGCCTGATTTACTGCGCGGCCCGTGGCGGCCATGTGCGCGAGCTTGGCTATTCCTGGCAGGCCAACGGGTTCATAACCGGGGATCTGTCCCTGCGCGCCGCGCACCTGTTCGACACCTTCGACGTGCTGGACATGGCCTACGCCAAGGCGCCGCAGCCGGTTGTCTGGTTCGTCAGCAGCAGCGGCAAACTGCTGGGCCTCACCTACGTGCCCGAGCAACAAATCGGCGCGTGGCATCAGCACGATACGGACGGCGTGTTCGAGTCTTGCACCGTGGTGGCCGAAGGCGGCGAGGACGTGCTCTATTGCGTGATTCGCCGCACCATTGGTGGGAACTCGGTGCGCTATGTCGAGCGCATGGCATCGCGCCAGTTTACCGACCCGGCCGACGCCTTCTTCGTCGATTGCGGGCTGACCTACTCGGGCGCGCCCGCGACCACGATCAGCGGGTTGAATCACCTCGAAGGGAAAACGGTCAGCATCCTGGCCGATGGCGCGGTGCATCCGCAACGTGTGGTCACGTCGGGCAGTATCACGCTCGACCAGGCGGCCAGCAAGGTGCAGATCGGCCTGCCGATTGTTGCTGACCTGCAAACCTTGCCCATCGCCGCACAAATCGACGGCAGCTTCGGCCAGGGGCGCTACAAGAACGTCAACAAGGTGTGGCTGCGCGTCTATCGTTCGTCGGGCATCTTCGTGGGGTCTGACGCCAGCAGCCTGACCGAAGCCAAGCAGCGCACAACCGAGCCCTGCGGTTCGCCTCCGGCGCTCAAGAGCGAGGAAATCCAAGTACTGCTGTCGCCATCGTGGGCCGATAGCGGGCAGATTTTCGTGCGCCAGTCTGACCCGTTGCCGCTCACGGTGGTATCTGCTACGGCCGAGGTTGCGCTCGGCGCCTGACCCGGTGCACATATCCGCGCGGTCGGGCGCTAATGTCGCCCCCAAGTATCAGGAGCTAGAGCATGGGATTTAATTCGAGCCAACTGGCGCAAGCGGCGATGACTTTGCAGATTGGCGGCGGGTTAAGTTCGGCTGTCGGCAGCTACTACAGTGCGAAATCCCAGCAAAGCAGCCTGCGCTTCCAGTCGGATATTGCAGACACCAACGCGCGAATCGCCGAACTCGGCGCGCAATCGGCCCTCAACCAGGGTCAGCAGCAAGTAGGAGCGCTTACCCTCAAGTCTGGGCAAATCAAGAGCAGCCAGCGCGCGGCCATGGCCGCCAACGGTATCGACCTGGGCGTGGGCAACGCGGCCGAGGTGCAGGCGTCCACAGACATCATGAAGGAAATTGACGCCAACACGCTGATCGCCAACGCCGTGCGCAGCGCTTGGGGGTATCGAACTCAAGGCGTCAATTACCAGAATGAGGCGGCTTTGCGTTCTGCCACAGCCGACACGATCAGCCCATTTGCTGCGTCGGCCACCTCCCTGCTTGGCAGTGCCGGCAGCGTGGCGAACACCTGGTACAACTACCGGCGCAACATGGAGGGTAAATAAATGCCCACCGTGCCCCGTTATGACTCCCCGCAAGTTGCGACCACCAGCCTGCCGGCGCAAGGCTTCGATGTGCCCACCATGCCCGATGTCGCTGGCCGTCAAGATCAGCAAATGGGCCAGGCCATGCAGCAGTTCGGCGGCGATGTCGGCAGGATCGCCAACGATATTGCGCAGCAGGCCAACCAGTTGCGGGTTGACGATGCGCTTAACCAGGCCAAGGAAGCCGCGCTGCGCCTGACCCATGACAAGGACGAGGGGTTCCTCAACCTGAAAGGTCTCGGCGCCCTGAAACGACCGGACGGCAAGCCCCTGGCCGATGAGTACGGCGAAAAGCTCAAGAGCACCATCGACGAAATCGCTGGCACCCTGGGCAACGACGCCCAGCGACAAGCATTCACGCTGCACGCGAACGATATTCTCACTTCGATGCGCGGTCAGGCCATGCAGCACGAGGCGCAGGAATACCAGAACTATGGCATTTCTGTATCCGAAGGCATACAGGCAACTGCCCTGCGCGAAATCGGCCTGAACTGGAACAATCCAGACGCGGTGAATTCTGCCGTAGAACGCATCCGAGCCGAGACTTATCGGCAGGCGCAACTGCTCGGCAAGTCGGCCGAATGGCAGGAAGCCATGGCGCGCAAGATGACCAGCAACGCGCACAAGGTTGCGCTGTTGACAGCAATAGAGAATAACGACCCGACCTACGCCGACGCCTACCTCAAGAAGTATTCCGACCAGATGGATGCAGACGACATCCTCGCCGTGCGCGGCCATATCACCAAAGAGATGGACGCCCGCGTGGGCGTCGCCGTCGCCACCGACGTGATAGGCAAGATTCAGCCGCGCATACAGGTGAGCGAGGCAGATCGTGCTTTCAACATCTTGATCGCGGCCGAGTCCGGGGGCCGTCAGTTAGGCGCGGACGGCAAGCCGCTGACCTCGCTCAAGGGGGCCATCGGTATCGCCCAGATCATGCCCGCTACCGCACGCGAGGCCGCCAAACTGGCTGGCCTGCCGTGGGACGAGAACAAATACAAAAACGACCCGGACTACAACAAGGCCATAGGTCTTGCCTACTTCCAGAAGCAGCTACAGGTCAACGGCGGCGATCTCGCCAAAGCCTTCGCGGCCTACAACGCAGGACCACGCCGACTGGCTGATGCCATCGAGAAAGCCGAGAAGTCCGCGAAATTGGCAAAAAACGACCCGAACGTACATGCGTACACCTGGCTCGATTTCATGCCGCAGGAAACGCGCGATTACGTCACCAATAACATGCATGCTTTTGATGCCGGACAGGGGCGGCCAAACCAACCGACCTTTCGGGAAATCGACGACCGACTGCGCGCGGATCCTCGCCTCGCCGGCAACCCCGCCCGCTACAAAGTGGCGCGCGAGGAAGCCGAGCGCCAGTTCACCGAGCAAACCAATGCCATCAAGCAGCGCGATGAAGATGCCGTCGCCACGGCCATGCGCGGCATCATTCAGAACGGCGGCAGGTTCTCCGACCTGCCGGTCAGCATTCGCGCCGCAGTGCCGCCCAAGGAAGTGGACAACCTCCTAGGCTTCGCAAAGAAGATCGCCAACGGCGACGATTCCACAAACTTGTGGCTCTACGCCAAGCTGGCCGGTAGCCCTGATCGACTGGCGCGCATGAGTGATAACGAGTTCTTCGCCCTGCGCCGCGAACTGTCGGATGCAGACTTCAAGCATTTCGCCAGCGAGCGCGCCAAACTTCTCGGGGGCGCGACAGGTAGCAACGGGCCGGGCGACCTCAACACACAGGCCATCAAGCAGTCGCTTGATGAACGCCTGCGTATGTTGCAAATCGACCCAACGCCCAAGGATGACGGCGGCAGCGATGCCGCGCGTGTTGGCGCCATCCGTCGGTTTGTAGATCAATACTTCATGGCCGCCCAGCGTGAGGCCGGTAAGAAATTCACCGACGCCGAAGTGGCCCAGCATCTCGACTCGCTGTTCGCAAAAAATGTCACGTTCCGGGGATTGTTCTCCAATTCTTCCGGCCCGATGCTGGGCATGAAGGTGGGCGACATCGATAGCGATACCAAGGACAGCATCAAGGCCGCTTTCAAGCGCCGTGGCATCGACAACCCGACTGACGCGCAGATCCTAAACGCCTACTGGAACCTTATGGTTACCCGCAAATGAGCAACGAAATCGACGCAGCCGTAGCCATGCAACCCGACCTTGGGCAAGCCGCCCGCGTCGGGTTTTTTGCTGCTGCCGACACCAACCCAGACGACTACGCCGAGGCGCAGCGTGTCGCCCGGCGCACGGGCGTGCCCGTGCATACCGTGCTCGGCATGCCCAAGGAAATGAAGCGGCAGGACACCATGGGCGCCATCGACTTCGACTCCCTGGCGAAAACCTCTCCGGCCACGGCCGCCTTCCTGGCCGACGTGGAGAAAGCCAAGATCGCCCACGACAACGTGGACAGCTTGAGCAAGATCGAGAACGCGCTGTCTTTTCTAGGCGGCTCGACCAAAGCGGGGTTCAATGACCTGCTTGGCGCGGCTGCAAAGCTCATCGACGACATAAACCCGTTCACCTTGAGCGATTCAGACGCCGCCGTGTTGTTCAAGAACGACCTGGCAAAATTGCAGCAAATGCGCGAACAAAGCCCATCGATGTTTTTGTCGCGCTTTGCGCGCAGCCGCGCCGAAGCATCAAAACAGGATATGCAGGAGATTTCGCCGGGCGCGCAAAGCGAATACGGCGGACTGAAATACGCGACGACCGATCCTAGCAAAGCGGCCTATCTGTCACCTGTCAAGATCATCGGCGATGCCATCCGCTCGCTTCCGACGACGGCAGCCCTTGCGCTGACCACGTACCTTAGCCGTGGTGCGGCCATTCAAACTGAAAAACAAGCGCTCGCTGCTGGCATGACGGAAGAGGCGGCGCGACAAGCTGGCATCGAGGCAGCAGCCAACATGGCGGCAAAATTCGGCGCGGCTTCTGAGGGGACTGTCGGCTATGCCCAGCAGTCCGTGCAAACGCAAAGCCAGATCGAAGGCACGCCGCTGGATAAGCTTGCGTTGTCGCCCGAGTACCAGCGCCTCGTCTCGCAGGGCTTTGACCCAAACGCCGCGCGCATCTATCTCGCCGCGCGGGGCGGCACGGAGGCGGGTGTCGGTGCGGGTATTGTTGACGCCACTACCAACGCTATCGGCGGAAAGTTCTTGGGCAAGATCATCGGCGAGGGTGGGGCGATGCTGCCGCGCGTAGGTAAGGGCCTTGCCAACGAGGGCGTGGTTGAGTCCATACAGAGCGGCGGGGAGCAGGTATTCCAGAACATGGCGGTAAAAAACAACGCCGATCCGAGTCAATCGCTACTCGACGGTGTTCTGGAAAATACGCTGCAAGGATTGTTCGTCGGAGGGCTGACGGGCGGAACATTCTCCGGCATTTTCGGGCGCGCCCACCAAGGGGAACAGAAGGCTAAGAGCGCCACGCAAGCCGCTGAACTGCTGTCCGGGCTCAACAATCTGGCCGCAGCCGACAAAGTGCTGCAACGCGACCCGCAAACCTTTCAGGAATGGATCGGCAAGGCGACCGAAGATAGCCCGGTGCAGCAGGTGTTCATCGACGCTGACGCGCTCATGCAGTCGGGCGTGGCCGAACAGGTGGCCGCCGTATCGCCGGCCGTCGCTGCGCAGTTGCCAGACGCCCTGAAAACGGGCGGGCAGATCGCTATCCCGGTCGATGAATACACCGCGCGCATCGCGCCGACCGAGTACGCGCAAAGCCTGCTCGATCACCTCAAGACCGACCCGGAAGGGTTCAGCCGGGCAGAGGCGAAGGAGTACATGCAAAACCACGCCGAGGAATTGAAGGCCGAGGTCGAGCGTGTCTTGGCTGAAAAGCAAGGCGACGATACGTTCAAGCAATCCGCCGAGGCGGTGCGCGCAGAGATCAAGAGCCGACTCGATGCGGTCTCGCGCTTCACCCCGCAGGTGAATGACGCCTATTCGGCCATGGTCAGCAGCTTCTACGCGGCCATGGCCGCCAAGCTGGGCGTGACACCAGAGGAACTGTTCAACCGCTACCCGCTCAAGATCGGCGCCGAGCGTATCGACGGCCAGCAATTCGACCAGGGGCACGGCCCATTCGGGCCGGTGCTGACCGATTACAAGGGCGACGTCGAGGGCGCCATTGCCAAGCTCAAGGAAATGAAAAGCGGCGAAGCCATCGGCGCGCTGCACCACCCGGACATCGGCGACATTGACCTGGTGTGGGGCGAGGAAGGCACCGGGGCCAGCGACGGCTACGG